GCCTGAAGCAAAGCTGCAGCGGCCGAGAGGGCGCCCTGGCGCTGAATCGCAGCGCGCTGCTGCTCGGTGAGCAGGTCATCGAGTGCGCTGGAACCGCCGAGAGCGTTGCCGAGCAGGCCGCCAAGATCGAAAGACGTTGCCATTTTTTACCCTTAGAACAGGCCCAGGATACCGCCAAGACCAGCGCCCAGGGCGGTGCCAACACCAGGCACTACGCTGCCCAACTGAGCACCTGCTAGAGCGCCGCCAAGAGCGCCGGCGGCTTGGTTGCGATAGAGCGGCGTCGACTGAGTCATGCCCAGATTGGGCAGGCTCAAGCTCAGGCCACCTTGGGAGACGCCAAGGCGCTCGAGGCCAATACCGCGCAGAGCATCGAGTTGCTGCTGCGAGAGCTGCTGGCGTGCACCACCCAGACCCATGACGTCCATCGCGCCTTGGCGGCCAAGAGCGCGGGCTTGCTGCGCAAGTTGCGCGGCTTGGCCGAAGCCCTGCTGGCGCAGGTTGCCGGCGGCGGCGAGGCCTTGCTTAATCGCGGCCTGGTTGGTGAGCGCCTGCGCAACGCCCTGGCGGGAACCGCCAAAAGCGCGAGCGGCTGTGGCGCGTTGCGCCTCAGCGATCTGGCCCATGCGCCGCTGGTCCTCAATGTCAGACAGCGTTTGCTGGACGACCTGATTCTCATACGGGTTTTGAAATGCGCTGATCTCTTCGCCCGTGAAGGGGGTAAGGCTCAGGTTCGTGAGTTGACGCTCGCCGGCCTGATACAGCGGATTGAAACCAGCGAACTGCCGAACCGGCAGCGCGGCAGCGACCTGCCGGCTTTGCTGCAGGTTTTGCAGGTAGGCCTGCTTGATGTCCGGATCGATCTCCGTCCGGGTCGTCTGAGTTCCGCCGCTACTAGACATTTTGCAGCCCTTCCTTTTTAGTCATGCCGCCAACGAATGAACAGAACTGCAGGCCGCGCTTCATGAGTAAGCGACCGAACCAGCTGCTCTTGACGTTGACGCCCATCTCTTCGGCCATCGCAACAGACCAGGGAGTGGCGATGGCATTGGTGATCGCTACGACGGCCTTGCCGATGAAGTCGTCGCGGCTCATCCAGCGAACGACGTGCTTGGCCCAAACCACGTAACCAGCATAAGTCTGCGGCTGCATACGAACCAGGATCTCACCGAAAGCCTGATCGGCCTCGAAGATCTCTTGCGGCATCTTGCCCAGGTGGTAGAGCTTGGTGCAGATGATCTTTCCACCACCGCCGCCACCGTCTCCGCCACCACCGGCATCGACCATTCCACCAGTCTCGCCATAAGAGCCGAAGCCTACGGTGTCGTTTCCAAGCGACGGGGCAGAGATGTCGACGCCGACCGCATTACCCGAGGAAATAGGACCACCGACTTCGACGCCGGTAGGAGCGGCCTGCTGGGTGGCGGCATTGGCGAGCGATGCATTGATCTCGGCGGCCATCTGCTGGGCCGCGAGCTCGTTGCTCAGGGTGCTGAGATCGGTAACGGGAGCGGGGGCCTGTTGACCGGAGAAATCCAGCAGGCCGCCGGTAATGCCCGTGCCACCCATGTTTTGAGGAACAGCGGGAGTCTGAGCGGCATTAGGCGTGAGCAGATTGCCGAAATGATCGTACTGCTGCATATAGTTGTTCAGCAGCGCGCCACTAGCAATGTCCTTTTGCTCCTGAACGAAGCCGGGGACCAATGCATTCTGGATCATGCCCGGGGTCGTGTAGCCGAAGACGTTCTGCCCGAATTGCGTGATGGCCGCCAGCGTCGGGTTCATCGAATAGAACTGCGCCTGCTCCAGCGGAGTCAGCTGGCCCCAGTTGTCATTAGGATTCGGAGCCGAAGGGCCGGGCTCTCCGCTGTAGCTGGCGGGAAGGCGATAAGTAGGAGCAGCCGAGGGAGCCGCAGTCGCGGCAGCGGTCGGCGCATACATTGAGGTGTCATAGCCGCCAAGAAGGCCAGAGGCGTAGTCGACGGGAGCCGCGCTGTAGTAGGGCTGGGCCTGCGCAAACTGCGCCATCAGCTGGGAATAGATGTCTTCGTCGCCGGCCGTGTAGGGGATTCGCGTTGCCATTAGAGCTCCTTGCTAACCACGAACCACCTCGGTTCGTAGCCTTCGTCCTTTAAGAAGGTTCGTTCCCAGCCTCGGCGGCCGGCGAACTTTGACCTCGTGCAACCATGACGCTTTGCCCAAGCCTCGACGTATGGTCGCATTAACTTGAGTTCATCTAGGTCGCCGCCGGCCAAAAAGCAATGGAGCTCTTTCAGTCGCGGGTGGACAATGATCTCGGTGATCGCTGCAGCATTCGGTGCGGGCCAGAACTGGTAAATCCCGTCTCGCACCCCGGCTGCAATGTCCTCAATATCGTGTGTTCCTCCAGAGTATTCTAGCGCCGCCTCCAGGTATTTGGAGCATCTTTGGAACTCCTCCTCGTCCATCAACGACCACCCGCCGCGATAGCCTCCATGCGAGGCACGCCGACCCGCCAGTCGTCCAGCACCGACCCGGTATAGCGCACCTTCACTTGGCGGCCAGAGAAACGCACATCGGTCGGCTGGGAGGCTGTGTAAGGGCCATAAGTAGTTTCCGTCGCCATCGGATACTGCCGCACCTTAAACGACACCTGCACCTCGCCAAGGGTCTGTTCATCGGGAACCAGCTGGCGTACAGACATCGTCTGATCGCCGTTGCCCAGCTCCACCGGACCGGTTTCGGCAAATGGCACCGCCGAATCGTAGGCGTAGCCCACTTCGTGCTCATAGATGTAGCCGTCAGTCGACACCATCAGCGGATTAGAGAAAACACCGCGGTCGGTGCCGGCGGTGCGAGCCAAGTCGCCAATTGCCCAATGATTCTCGCGGTAGTTGTACACAACATAGGAATCATTTTCCGTCGCGGAACTGGACGGGTAGAACCACCAGATCTCTCCATATTTGGAGTTATTCACAGCGTAGATCTTGCTGGCCTGGGTGTAGTTGATGTCCTGGAAAACGAAGTCGGAAACCTCGCAGGGCAGAGGCTTGACGTATCCGTCATACATCCAGAAGCCGGAGCGCGACATCCAGATCGCCGCGGTCTCAATGGCCGCGACAGCCTGCGACGAGATCACGCCGCAGGCAGAGCCGACCTTCTCAAACGAGTAGACATAGGGTAAACCCACATATGTGGCCGTATGCACATCGACGTCGGTGAACAGGATATTCAGGCCGCGTACTCGCTTGCCGCACTTTAGGTCACCCACCGTCGTGAGTTCGAAGTCGCCCGCCTGATTGTCGGCGGCCGGCGTCCAGACGGTATTGTCTTCCTGATCGCACCATGCCACCTTACGGGTATTGCCGCCAGCGCCAAGAGCGAACACGAACCGCTCCGAGGTGGTCATGACCGCCTCGTTACCGGTGGGCGCGTTCGTGATCGCAGCGGCGAGAGTCGGCGTAGAAAAGCCCAGCTGCCACTCGTAGAGTTTGCCGTCAGCGTTGGAGCACGCTACTAGATACTCGCCCCAGGTGTCCAGACTCCAGGTCGTTGCGGGCGCGACAGAGCCGATGTCGGGCCGAGCCACGCCGTAGGCGTAGGAGCCGTAAGGGCCATACCCGTAGCCGATCTTGGCGACAGCATCGGCAGCGCCAGCCGTGAAGCCGGAAGGCGTAATGTCCTTCAGGGTGCCGCCCTCATTCATGGCGTATAGCTTGGAATGCGTGCCGGCAGCAATCCAACGGTTGCCGCTGTTGTCGCGCCAATTCAAAAAGCCGCGACATTTGCCCGTCATTTGCGAGTCACTACGCTTGCGCCAGCCGCCAACGGGGCGCATGGTTCCCTCGAACCAGCGAACGAGCGAAGCGTCATAGTACCGGCCAGCCGACTGATATTCGGTGCCGTTACGGTAGACACCCGGAGGGATCTGCAACTTGATGTAGGGCATGGTCAGGCCGATTTATTGGACATAAAAGACACCGTCAAGATGATAGACGGAGTCGCAGGAATTGCGGGTGTGGAGCCACTAGCGGAGACAGCGTCGAAGTGCTCCATCGAGACATTAGAGTCAGTCACCCGCCACATGATCTCGAAGTAGTCATTCTCATCAAGATCGAGAATGAAGTTGATTGCGGCAATCAGCTTTGCAGGTGAGCCCGTAGATTTGCGCGCCGGGATTCCGAACTGACTATTCGAGCCGGCCACGTTGGTTCCATTTTTACGGAACCAAATGTCGATGTCTTGGCCGTCGTTACTGTTATTGATGAACTGCGCGCTGAATTGAATGTTGTAAAGGCCAGCCTGGCTAACCGTGATCTTCGATGGAAGATCCCCAGTCATCGCGGTGGACGTGACAGTCTGCGATGCGGAAACCGTATAAGTGCCAGCGCCACCCGTCGTGCCCGTCAGTTGCGCAACGATCCTCGTTCCAGCCGTGACGCCGGTCCCCGTGATCTGCATTGACGGATAAATTGATCCCGCAGAAACGGCCGAGACCGTCAGCGTCGTAGTCGCAATGGAGCCCGTAAACGACGCGGTGTGCGAGACCAGCGCGATCCCATTGCTGTAATCGGTTGTATTGAAGCGAAAATAGTACGCGACAGCCGTTGACCCATCAGCCTGATCGGTAGTGTCTTGAAATGCCCCATAAGGCGCATTGATGTACTTCCCACCACGCGGAGAAAATATGGCCGCCAGAGCGTTGACCAGCTTGATCTGGAACGTGCGCAGCACGCCGTTGCTCTGGTCAACGTAGCCTCGCCCATACTCCGAAGGCGCGGAGCCAATGTCCGGCACCGCCGGCACCTGGATCTGCTGATTGAGGTTCGTAGCCATCAGTCCTCCAGGCCAGACAAAAACAATGCGCGCTCGGCCTCGCGGCGCTTGACCAAGCCCGGCAAAACTTTGCCGCCGCCCTTGGTCCAGTCCATGAGCGCCTCGGCCGCGCCGCGCCAGTCGCCGCGGTTAGCACGAATGCGAATCTGGCTGCGCTGCAGATTTCCTAACCCAGCATTGAAGGCAAAAGAGACCAGAGCGTCGAAAGCTCCTTGACGGCCAGCCACGCCGGGAACAAGACGTAGAACACCCCGTTCAAAACTTGCGACGTCAGTTGCGAATAGCTGATTGATCTCTTCCTTACTCCAGACACGATTGTCACCTTCCGCCAGCGGATAGTCCTTACGGACCTGCACGTTGTCGCCTTCCTTCTTCACCATCGGAAGGCGGATCTGCTGCTGATACAGAACGTGACCGTATCCAATCGTCCAAATGTGCGCCGGGCACAAGTAAGGACGATTCCTGCACCCCTCGTAGCGGTGCATCAGCTCTGCGCCTTCGTGGCTTAGTTTCACTTCTTGAAGCCCCGCGACCCGAACCAGAAGCCAATGATGCCGCCAAGCATAGACATCTCATCGCTGGAGAAGATGAGCTCGGAGTACTTCACCACGTCGTCGATGCTCTTAATCAGCTCCGGATGCATCCACAAATAGTAGGCAAGGAAAC